GTCAGCCTTTGCTTGCCAGTACTCTACCGTTGGATCACTCATTACTTGCCCTCCTCTACGCACTTAGCGCAATATCTGAATCGTTCATCGAATATGTATATGTCATCACCACAGAAGAAGCACGCACTTAGCGTGCCCTCCTCCTCTACTAGCCCTCTCGCATAATCATCCTCTAGCGTTGGTTCACTCATTACTTGCCTCCTTGCGCGTGTTATTAGAGCGATCTGCCCTCCCTCGCCCTCTCCCTCTACCGTAGAGAGAGAGCGAGAGATAGCCTACCGATTAGGTATTACCATCCCCGCCATTCTGCATATGCTCTTTCGGCTTGATTGAGAAAGTATTCAGCACTAGATGAGTCTCCCTTATTTACGCTAAACATATACCTACCTAGATTCTCGCTTACCGCTCTAATATAATTCTGCCCGTAACGGGTAACACTAGAGAGGGCTAATATTCTCTCATTATCGCCCCCTCCCTCTCGCGTAGGTAAAGTGCACGCATCTAGGTGCATTAATGGGATTGTTACCATTATTCGCCCCCCTCTCTCTCTCGTCAAAGCGTGCGACTCTTGCCATTCCTTGGCGGTGGAACTTTCTAAGCTTTTCCTCCACGGCAGCGGAGAACAACATTAGAAAAGGAAGGGCGATAATCGCCCCCATTAGTTGAGTGCTTGTCATTAGTTCGCCCTTCCCCCGTACTGATCAATAAATAAGCGCCTCGCCTCTTTTACGGTGTAACCCTGATACAACTGGCTCACGAGATAACCCCCGATTAGGGCGCTTATTGTGATTCCGTTAGTGTGCTTTTTTACGTTCATTCCTGCCTTCTTTCTTAGTAATTGCCGACGAACTAGGCTCATCAGTTGGGGCAATACCCCAAGATTCCCCCCTTTGGGGGAGAATTTCGCCTTATGACTTGAACATTTCCGCTTTTTTGGTGTAACTGCTTGAGTAGTACATATCCACACCCAACGCCTCACGTGTTCCAATCCATAAAGGGCGACCCGAAAATTCAGGGGAAAGATAGCCAAGTCGCACTAACTCCTCATTGGCTTCATATAAAAATTGATTTTCGTACCCATACTGAAAAGGGAGGACGCTTATTATTTTGCCATCTACCCAAACACGGGCGGTAAAATAGGTATTTCCTCCCGATTTATCGAACCATAAGCGAGCCTCAACAAATAAAGATCGCTTTATTTGTTTTTTGTTGAGTGCTTCGGTGACTCTTTCAACTGCTAAAGGGGACATTCCCCCGATGTGATACGAATAAACCTCGTCAAGGTCGGGAGTTCCTTCTTCGTAACGCTTCCAATCGTAAACAGTTGCAAGCGTTCCATCTTCAAAAGCCATCGCCCATTCAACGGTTATTTTGTCGTTCTCGTCGTCACTCGTCCAGTTTGGCTCTCCGAAAGTTGCCAATAGTTGCGCTTTTGTTGTTGAAATCTCCCCTTGTAAGGATGTTCCATCGACTGCATTTGTTTTAGTTGCGTTCATTTCTTGCCTTCTCTCTCTGTTGTCTGACCTCGTCAGGTGACGAATTACGCCACGACCCCCGAAGGGGTTTCGGTCTTATCTTAGAAAACCAGTTTCGCCTTCTTTGACCTTTACCACTCCTGACCCAAAATATTCGTCGAGTTGTTCGAGGGTGTAATCCTGAGTCTCTGGGGCGTTTCGGTGTTGTAAATAAGTTTTCACCCTTATCCAGAGTAACTCTTTAGCAAATTCTTTAGTCTTGCCGAAAGAGTAAATGCTGTCCGCTGTTCCGTCGCATATTGCTATGTACATTTTTTGCCTTCTTTCTTTGGTTGCTGACCTCATCAGTGACCGCGTAACGGTCAGACTCCCGAAGGAGTTTCGGTCTAGTTGGATTTATTTTCCATTAGTTGGGAAATTGCTTTTTCAGTAAATAAAACTAATAAATCCCAAGTCTCTTTGCTTATGTTGTTATCAAAATTTGGAAAGTGCTGATAAATAAGTTCCGAGAAATCTTCCATCAGGTGAATGTGTGCTTTTTCTTTTTTCTGTTGCAATAATGAACGAAGGTTTTCATCAATTACTTTTTTGTTTTGGCATTCGTAACAAGTGAACTCGATGAATGAACCGTAACGAATCAAGCAGTCGCCGAACTCTAACTTTGTTTCTTTTTCACAAGACAAACACATTTGAATTGAATCTAATTTATTATCTATTTCTAGTGTCATTTTCTGCCTTCAGTCTGTGAGGGGTTGGAGTCTCACGGGTTCAGGATAGCAGAAGAAAGCAGGTAGGAGGCTCACCCATCAAGTGGGGATTTTGCAGCAGTCTGCCCAATAACGTTTCGTTATAGATAAGTTACTCACCGGTAAGCTACCAAGAAAAGATCTCGGTAACTTGGGAGTTACCTGAGAAGCTGAGGCATTGGCAACGGGTCGCGCCGTGATGTCTTTGACTGGACAGAGTGCGCCCATTTGTACACCGTTTACAATTAGGGAGTGAGTGTCTAGGTGTGCCGATGGGGGAGTATCCATCCCATTACTGCCTTACACCTTCCCCGCCCGCCCCGATACCCTGCAATTCCTGCCCCGTTTCAATTGCAATACCGTAGGCAATGCCCTGCCCTACTGTCTAACCGTCTACCTTATCTTTACTCCTGAGAAATTACTGTGACCCCACATAGTGAATTTTGATGCGCAGGGGGTCTATACTCCCCAAACAAATATATTTCCTAAATCAACCTACCTCTGACCTGCACTTATATATACTGTGTTCAACGTCACAGTCATAAAACGGGAAATGGCTTATATTTCCTGCCTTAGTACTAGTAGGGAGCAAAGCGGGGAAGTGGTAGCTTTGCGACCGTAACTGTCGCTACGTTTACACTACGCGAGCCCCCTAAGGGCGAGTCGGTAACTACCCCTAGCAACTGCGCCCTAAAGGGCGCGTGGTACTAACTGCCCAGTAATCTTTTAGTGGGGATAGGTCTATCTATTTTTAGATCAAACCCAGATGCCTAGTAATAAAAAATTCCCTAACCTAGTAAAATGAAATAAGCATTTCGCGCCATTTCGGCGCTCTAGTAGGGAGTAATACGTGGCAGAAAATTCGGCCGACATAGCCAAGAGAATTATCCTTGGCTGTGTCTCAGAAGGTATGACCATAGAACAGGCTTGTGCTTCAGCCGGTAAGTCTATGAAGACTTATGAGTATTACCGTCGCACCGATAAGATATTTACAGACAAGATAGATAGAACACGCCTTGGACTAAAGGATAAGCAGTTCCAAGGTGGAGACGTTCACGATATTGGATTCGTGGAATTTCGCCAGCGCTTTCTTCACAGCCGCACCTTTGATCATCAGAAAAACATAGTAGATGTAATTGAAGGTAGAGAACCTGGCTGGAATCATTCTAGTATGAAGTTTGAAAAGGGTGTGGCTAATAACCGCATCCTAATCAACATACCGCCTAACCACGCCAAGTCAATGACTATTACCGTTGACTACATTACTTACCAGGTAGCGCGTAACCCAAACTTTAGAGTATTGATTGTTTCCCAGACACAGCGCTTAGCTGCTGACTTTCTCTACGCCATCAAGCAACGACTGACTCATCCTATGTATGAGGACTTGCAAAGTGCTTATGCTGCTGGCGTAGGGTTCAATTCTAAATCGGCTTCTTGGCAAGCCACCCGCGTCACCTTTGGTAATGAGCTTCGTGAGTCTGGTGAAAAAGACCCAAACATTGAAGCAGTCGGTATTGGCGGTCAGATTTACGGCAAGCGTGCCGATATGATTATTGTAGACGATGCTGTAACACTAAGCAATGCTAATGACTTTGAAAGACAAATCAAGTGGCTAACACAGGATGTGCGCTCTCGCTTGAACCCAACGGGCAAGCTAATCATTATTGGAACCCGCGTAGCATCAGTAGACTTATATCGAGAACTACGCAATGAAGATAGATACCCAGGCGGTTTAGTCCCTTGGACATATCTTGCTATGCCAGCCCTTCTTGAAGCTAATGAAGACCCTGACAAATGGGTTACCCTTTGGCCTTACTCTGATGCTCCCTTTGATGGGCAGTTGGAAGATGAAAAGAATGAAGAAGGATTATATCCTCGTTGGTCTGGTAAAAATTTATACAATGAACGCCAGGCGATGGACTCCAGCACGTGGGCACTAATTTACCAACAACAAGATATATCTGAGAACGCAGCCTTTGACCCAGTATGTGTTAGAGGCGCTATTGATGGAATGAGAAAAAGTGGGCGTCTTGAAGCTGGTTATCCGGGCCATCCTAAAGATCTCAATGGCTTTAGTTTTATTTGCGGTCTTGACCCTGCGATGGTTGGTGATACTGCTGCGGTTTGTTATGCTATTGATCGTGCTACCAGTAAACGTTATATCGTTGACGCTATCAAAATTACTGGTCCGTCTCCGCAACAAATTCGTGAGCTAATATTCAATTGGACTTCGCTCTACGGCCCGTCCGAATGGATAGTAGAAAAGAACGCATTCCAAGCCTTCCTAACTCAAGATGAAGGAATCCGTCAGCACTTAGCAAATCGCGGCGTTATCTTGAAAGAACACCATACGGGCCAAAACAAATGGGATGCCGGTTTTGGTGTTGCCTCTATGGCAACTCTATTTGGTACTAAGCAATCTGATGGTAAGCACCATAGAGATAACTTGATTCACTTACCTAGTGACCAGACTGAAAACGTCAAGGCTCTTATCGAGCAATTGATTACGTGGACACCGACTACTAAAGGCAAGACCGATATGGTTATGGCTCTGTGGTTTTGTGAGATTAGAGCAAGAGAGATGCTCAACTATGGACAATATGCAACGCACCATATGAAAAACCCTTTCCTCTCCAGAGCGGAGCAAGGTAAAAGACAAGTAATCAATATTGATGAGATGTTACTTGAACAACAAAAACACTTCGTATAGGAGAATAAAAATGGCAGCAGCAAAGAAAGTTAGCAAAAAAGCAGCATATGCAGCTTTTGAAAAAACAGAGCCAGCAAAAACTAAGAAGGCTGAAATGAAAAAGCCTGAGTCTAAAGGTGAAAAAGCTCGTGAGACTAAAGTTGGTATGGCAATAATGATGAAGAAAAAGGGTAAATAATTATGGCAATTACACCAAGCTATAAAACAGAAGATGTTGAAACAGAATATATGGATAAAGGCGCAGTAACAAT